CGGTCGGGGTGACTTCCTGTGTGCCGTTTTCCGTGATGGTGACGGTCTTGGTTTCGGTTTCGCCAGATGAAGCTCCGGCAGCTATAACAGCGTTTCCGATAATCATTGTGCCACCTCACTTACAGACACCTGGACATTACTCTGAGCGACTGTAAGCGGACTGCCTACAGCATGAAGAGTCAGCACGCCGGCGTCATTTTCAATATAAAGCGCTTTGCAGCTATCTGCATTCATCTGATTAACAAGTGTTGCAGTTGCCTGCATGTCTACTTTAGAGTTTTCTGTAATTGCAGCCCCGGTAACCACTATTGTCTGTGTATATGTAGTAGCAGCAGAGCCACTCCAGTCAGTAGAAATGTTAATAAAACCAATATGAGTTTTCTCTGCGCTCTGATCAACACCGGCTTCTATATGATTTAAGCCGGAGATAAAAGCAGTATCTCCTTTATGAAAAGTGTCGAGCGACCAGGTTTTTTTAATATAAGCCATTTGGTTAGTTCTCCTTTTTATTTCATGTTAATAAACTTACTATATAATTTAGCAGAAATAACAGACAGCATAATAAAGAAAAACCCGACAGTAATAACTGCCGGGCTAATCTAAATGTCTTCATTAGCATATACAAGAAAAAATTCAAAACTTAACTCATAGACTGTTCTATCTTAGCTAGTCTAGCCTGAATATCTTCTATCACATCACTGAGCTTTTTGTCTTTGTGAACTACCTTTGTGCAAGAAAACTCTGAAATCTTTAGTTTCAGAGATGAATTGCACAAAGTTAGATACATCAGGCTTATAAATCGAAGTTAGACCTATAACATGGTCTAATGGATAGCAAGTACAATTATCAGTCACAAGTCGAATTGCGTAGTGCTCGTTGCCGTCTTTAGGTTTTCTGCCTATACCTGTGAAATAATCATCAGATTTCCAGTTAATACCATCAAGACTTGCTTGTGAGTGTAATATATAAAGTGTTTTTCCATTACCCAGATTCATAGTGTGAAAACGGTCCATGTCATAAAGATGACCTTCTTCAGTTACAAAATCGGTAAGAGTATCTACATTACCCTCTACAAAATGTATTTTATTATCGTCATCCTCATAAAAGAACTTGTTATCATCAATAGTATGAGTCAGAGCAACGCCATTATTATAATATTTATTGCTATCTCCATCAAACCAATACGCACGCTTTCTAAATGCCTCCGATAAATGTATATATGCCAAGTAAGCACAGTAAAACCAAACCAACAATTGTCATAATAACTTAAACTCCTTAGTTCTTTTTTGTTATTGTGTTATCAGAGAGGGCAAACACCAGTCAGTATCAAGTATTTCTCCCTTATAATTATAGATCGTCTCTTTGCCATTAAGCTTAATAGTAATATACTCAGTGCTCCAGCGAACAACCTTAACGCGAGGCTTACGGAAGAATTGGACAGAGCCGAAGAATTGAGCAGTAGTAAGCCAGGTCTCATGTATAGAACCGTCCGGTGTCAGAAAGCTAAAAAGAACATGATAACAATATTTCGGTTGAAACAGCTTTTTTGCAGAAGTCTCACAGGGAATACGATAAACCTCGACAACCGGGTCAAGAGTTTTGAATCTTGCGTAATAATCGAACAAATGTTGTAACCAAACCCTACAAGAGCCAACCTCATCCTTAAGAGAGGCGATTGTCTGGTTAGCCTTATCGAGTTCGGCTTGCTGTGCGGTTAACTTTGATGTAAGGGTCTCGTTGAGCTCGGCATTAAACTCAGCGAGCTTTTCATTAAGTGCCTGAGCAGAGACTACTTCGGTCAGTGAGATCTCAGGTGCCGAGACGAGAGTTGTAATTGTTGAATTAATTTTTTTCATTGGTATCCTCTTTTTCTTTGAGTCTGGTTTTGATTACCTCGGCTATGTCCTGCATATAGAGAGGACGAGAGCCGGAGAATAATTATTCTTTATGCCAGAAATCTCTGTCTGCAGCTACAGTCTTATAAAACTCTGTGTCTTTTTCTTTAAGTAAAATTATTCTGGCCTCTTCCTTAGTCATAGGAGGCAGAATTATATACTGCTTACAGATAGTATCTGCCTCTTTTAATAGGTCTTTCCTTACACTTGACTTATACTCAGGCAGCTCGAATATCTGCTTTATACCTGGGTCAGTACAGACAAATGTATTATACATGCTGTCACACTTTCCATACTTTCCATAGTCATATGCATAGGTGAAAAACTTATCAGGTCCGAACCAAAGATAAGCTCCGGTGTGCCGGCAGCTACCCAGCATAAATGTAATATACCATGGTACTTGCCAATCAGCTGTAGCAGCTACAAGAAATGACTGTGATTTATGTCTCTCTCGCATCGGGCGTTTAGTAGGTGTATCTACCGGCAGTAGCTTACCAGCATCACAAAGTTCTTGGATAAAAGCTGCTTGGGTATCTGTTTTTTACTATTTGCTTCTGAGGTTTCTATCCATACATTTAACTTGTCACAATTTTTTGAGCAATAAGTTATACCGCATCCTCTACACGGATACTTTGCTTCTTCGTTTGTCATTTCTTCACATCAATCTTTCCGCACTCTTTGACTCCGTGAAACTCATTTGCGAAGTCAATCAGTTTCGCAAGTTCGGCTTTTGCTTCGACACTCGCGTTTTTGCTTTGTAGTCCCGCCTTGACAAGATAATAGGCTATTTGCTTGAGCTGTCTATCGTCAAAATGCGCCGATAGACTTCCCCACCACAACGGCATACAAGAAAAATCAATGTCTGCATCGCGAAGGTTTGCCCCGCGGAGGTCTGCCCCGCGAAGGTCTGCATCGCGGAGGTCTGCCCCGCGGAGGTCTGCATCGCGAAGCTCTGCCCCGCGGAGGTCTGCCCCGCGGAGGTCTGCCCTCATATTTTCCCAACCCTCGCAATCTCTGTTCCACCAATGCAGATGTCTTTCTAGTATTATTTTTATTTTTTCGTTTGTCATTTCTTCACATCTCCTCTACTACAGTTTCTTCATAAGAAAACTTACCACCGATTTCAGATACGGTAATCTTTACTATTTGAAAAGAATAATACTCGGAGGGGGATAATATATGATGCTTTTCCAGAGCCGGAATTGTTCTGACACGAAGCTCATCCAGATCGTTTCCTCTTAAAGGCTTATTATCAGTATCATACATTATGCCTGTGTCACAGTCACAACCGTTATCATATTCAAAACGGACTTCATAATAATTTACTATTGCTACCATTTTCTTTTATACCTCTTCTGCTTCTTCAATCTCAAACTCGTAAGTATAGTAAATACCATTGTCACAGTCTTTACTTGCTTTCTTTCTTCCAGCAAGGATAAATAGGGTCAATCTGGTCAAGGTCATTGTCAGCATATGATATGTTGTCTCTGCCGCACTTATGATAGTTTTCACAAGTGCAAAACAGTCTGTTGCGGTTATCCCGCCCGATACAGGGTGTTTTGAATTTGCAATTTGAACAGTTATGATATTTAGCCGTAAAGGCAGGCTTAATGCCTGTAAGTGCTGTACCACAATGAGGGCAGAAACTATTATACTTATTTACATCTCTATTGCAATTGCCACATTTGTAAGCAAGTTCTTTATGACGACTCCAGCCGCCCTGACGATAGTCTTCGTAATAACTTTCTACGGTTTTGATGTATTCAATAATCTTTGCCATTTTACTTGCCTCTCTATTTAATATTCAAGTACTTCAATGACTTCATAAAGCCATCCGTCTATAAGCAGCTTCGGGTTTGTCAGGAGTTTTGCGACTGGATAGTACTTTTTCAGAACTTCCAGCGACTTAAAGTATTTAATACGCGCATCATAAACCGCAGGACCTGACTGGTTACCGCCAACAGTTCTGTAAAAACATTTGTAAATCTTCATAACTTATTTACCTCTCTTTTCTTTCTACATATATTATACAATAAAACCGGCCGCTTATAAACGGCCGGTTCAGAAGTTTTTTATTTTTTTATTTCAGTCTTCGTGTGTAGTTACAAAATAAATCTGACCTGCATCATCCTTAACAAAGAATGAACTTGCATACAGATGGTCTGCAGTAGCTATGTAATAACCATAATCAGAATCAACGCGGGCTTGAATCTCTTCCACATTAGTTATATCTTCTACTCGGTAAAACTCTATGCAGTTATCTGTCTCGCCGCATTTTACATAAAGGGCGGCAAGCTTGCCGAATGTACCTTTTGCTCGAATAGGCGTCTCAGAACGTTCGCCGTCCATAATGTAAATGTCTTTGCCCAGGAAGAAACTGAACATCTGCTTCTTGTTATAAAAACGGTTAAATAGGCGACCATTACTGGTAGCTTTAATTTCTTTCATGTGCTCGAGTACTGTGATATCACGGTCAAAAAGTTTTATTGTAAACATTTTAATTTACCTCTCTTTTTTATTTTCATATATATTATACCATAAACCAGTCGTCTTGTAAACGGCCGAGATAAATATTTTTAGACAAAGTCAAGTTCTTGTTGGGATACTTTCTCTTCAAAATGCAGTGCCAGACACTGACATGCCTTAGGTATTGCCCATTTACAAATGTCAGGACACGGTAATAGAAATGCCTTGGTAAGAGTCAAACTACCATCTCCCATAGGGCCTGCAGCATCAGTTTCGATTGCCGCCGATAAGTTGTCCCACGGCGTATGGCAGGGGCAGCCTGTCTTACGTTTATTTTTACTTTTACTTTTACTTGTAGCAGTATACTGAAAAACAAACCATACCCTGAACTTTATTAAAAAAGGATTGTCCGTACGAATGTCAGATAAAGCATCAGAACTAGTCAAAGTCTTTGCCAGATGAGTATTACTGGCACCAAGGTCTGCGATCAAGAAAAGATCATACTTATTAAAGTCTGCATAAACTGCACAGCCTTTAAACTGCTCAGTGGTATCGTTTCTCAGTATATCAAGTAATTTGCTGTAAATTTCAGGAATACTGCATTTCAGATTTTCAGCGGTACGTGTTATTCCCGCCTGATTAAGTTTATAGGACATTTAAGGTTTACCTCCACATAGTTATAGTTCTTATACTGGTTTTATGTCGGCATCTTCTAAGGAGAGCTTAATATGTACCATCATTGCCTGTGCAAGATCTTTATCTGCAAACTTTATAACTTGCGGATAAGGAAGCGGAAAAAGGCGGCTTACAGCTACAGGACACTCTGCCGTAACTCTGGTTGACAGCTCTTCCCACAGTTTTTGGGCATCTGTCGGTATAGATGCTTCGGGTTGTCTCCAGAAAAGAAAAATCACCTTTAAGAAAGCTAGGTCTTTGCGGGTAAAGCGTAATGTAGGAATTGTTCGGAAGGTTTCAGTTTTTACTGCATGTTCTAGCTGTTGGTACCATTCATCATTGTCAGAGAAAAGCCAAAGGTTAAACTGAGAAAAATCAACAGCGTTTGTTAATTCCGCATAAGGCTCTGGGTTTGTTGCCAGTTCGCACTGTAAAGCACTATGTACGGCAGATAAAGTTTCAGTCAATAATTGACGTACTTTATCCTTTCCGCCAGGTGTTAATTCGTAGTCAGCCATAGTATTATTTCCTTCTGTTAAATATACTTTGCAACAGCTCTCAGCAAGTCTGTCTTATAATTTAGCAAATAAAAAGAACCGACACCATTTCTGATGTCGGTTCCGAAAGAAAGAGGTGGTGTATGCAGTTTTGCCGCTGCAATGCCAGCTTTGCGCCTCCTAGGAGGTAAGACGCTTTTAACAACATTCAGGTCTACCACTCCTTCGTCTTACTTGTCAGTGAGATAAATCTCTCCTGACTCCTATATGTTAGGTCGGCTAACATATTTCCGACTACGTTGTGTCTTTTCCTTTCGTAAATTGCTTTCACACGCAGGTATACTCACAATTACTTTTTCCTCAGATTCCAGCTGATACTCGGCACGCCTGAATGAATACAGATATCTTTTTCAATTAAAGCTGCAATTACTTCCTTAACCAATTATTACATATCTGTTTATCCATTCGCTGTCTTAACAATAAGAACCTGAATGTTGTTACCTTTCTGATCTTTTAGTAATCGCGTAGCGGCAACCATTCTACCACGGCTCAAAAAGGATTTACACTTCCGTCTCGAATGTAATAATCTAGTCGTACATCCCTGCTACCAGGACCGGTATGTGTCGTTTCAACCGTATTGTACTTATGGTTGCGAACGTCGGATTCGAACCGCGTCTTCTGAGTATGAACCAGATATGCTACCTTTGCACTACCATCGCGATATTGGTTTGGAAGCTTTAGTCTCACGACTTGGTTTACCAACCGGAAGCACGTTAGCGGTGCGGAGCTCTTTCTTTATTCTACATATATTATATCATAAATAAGAGTCTTTGTAAACAGTTGGAATAAAAAAATATAGAAAAACCCGGATACTTTCTGCTTTCACAGATTTCTCCGGTTAAAAGAAAGGAGGTCATGCCGGTCTTTCAGGGCAGTAAGGTCATAGTTGCACACACTCTTACCGTCGTTCACGGAGTTCATCACGCTCCGTCCATCGGCGACCGGTACCGTCAGAATTCGCAAGTAGCAATCATGAAAGAGCGGGCTGCTGTTCAGACCAATCCGCGGCCGTACAAATACAAGTACGTAGGAGGTGTCGCGGCTTCAGCATTACCGGCTTTGCTACTATTATATTATACGATAACTCGTAAGCTGTTTTAACGTTTGCCGGAAAGTTTTTTAAGGTTCCGGCATAACATACTTCACTACTATCTGCCAGCCGTTTATCTCAGGCATTGTAATAAGCTCTACTGAAACACCATCTGCTTTATTTTCATACTGCAGCTGTAAAGCTTCGTACAGATCTTCTACTTCTTCTTCCGGAATAAGCGGAGCTGATCTTGCAATTCTTCTCAGAAAGCTTTCGTCTATTGCACATATACCGTCAGCCCGCAGGTCTTCATCTATCAGCCAGGTTATACCATTGTGTTCTTCCAGCCACTCGTCAAGTTCAGCAATCGGATCTTCTGTAATTTCCGGAATTTCGGTCACTGGTGTATCCATAAACTTTTTTGTGGATTGTCCTATCCAAATCCAGCTGATTCCGGACAGCAGCTTTCCTACTGCATATATAATCGCTGCAAATGCGAATATAAACAGTACCAGCGGAAGTGCCCAAGCTATATAACTTATCTGTGCTTCTGTAAACATTTTAATTACCTCTCTCATTTGTTTCTACACATATTATACAACAAAAGACCAGCTTTGTAAACGGCTGGACAGAAAAATGTGAAAAAAAAGATTCAGCTGTGGAGTTAAACTGAATCTCTTTTAGTTATGAATATTTATTCGCTTTTTATGAATATTTATTCATTTTCTGTTTTAACTTACGGCTGTTACAGACTATATTGCCATTGTCGGATATCGAAACATTACTGCCGTTGCCGGATATAGATATGCTGTTGCCGTCAATCACTACACTGGTACCGTCTGCAACTGAGCACACTCGGCCATTCACGATCACAGTGCTGTTGCCGCCAAGAACATCATCCGTGTCAGTCATCTCATCCAGGTCAAACTCTTCTGCCGGTGTCAGCTCCTGAATCTTATCTTCTGCCGCCTTTAACGCAGCTCTCAGCTCTGCAATAGTCGTCTTCTGTATTTCCCAAGAGATTCGGTAGCCATCAAGTTCAGCCTCACGGTCACTGAGAGCTTCACGTAAATCATCACGTTCTTTCTGTAAAGTCTCAGCAAGCTCCTTCAGCATCGCACGGTCTTTTGTAAGTCTGTCGCACTCGCTTTTCAGGTTATCACATTTCATAACCAGACCGAGCGAATATTTATTCAGTTCTCTGTGCTTCTTAGCTGAAACAAAGCCGAACATCAGTTAGCCTCCTTCTGCTTTGCCCAGCGCTTCTGTGCAGCTGCTCTGGCTTTCTCTGAGCGCGCTGCTGCAGCCGTACGGTATTCTCTGAGCTCGGCCTGCTGCTGATCAATCAGCTCCTGCTGCTCTCTGCTGGTCTCAAGCATCTTGTCATTCAGTTTCTGCATCTGGTCTGCAAGGTTCTTCAGCGAGTCATATCTTGCGTTAAGTACGTTGTACTCGGTCAGCATGTCATTGATGATCTGCTGCCTTTCGTCTATGCAAGCCTGTGCTTCGTCAAGCTCATGGCGCATAGCATCGTTCAGCATCTTCTGCTTCTTAAGTCTCTTCTCAGATACAAGTCCAAACATTCCGGCACCTCCTTATCTCAGATAGTCATAGTTGTAGCTGTCTCGGATGTTCATATTGAAAAATGAACCAAGCGACGAACTTCTCAGGAACTGAATAAACAGTGCCATCGGAACATCTTTGTAAACATAAAGTCTGCCTGTCGTAAACAGCAGATACAGGTCTCCGTCAATGTAGGTCAGCTTTCTGATAAGACTTGACTCGACCGGGACAAGGTTCGGAATAACTATGGCATCGGTAAAATTAACTGACATTTTAATGTCTCCTTTGTTTTTCTTTCTGTATATATTATACAACAAAATCCGGCCATTGTAAACGGCCGGATGAAATATTTTTATTTATAAGGAACAGACTGCAGTACTATACCCTTTTTATTAACCGGTATTCTGCTCTTTGAGTAGAACTCTATAGCTACTGTCAGTGTATCAGCATCCAGCCGCTGAAGATCTATAACAGCTGAAAAGCCATTTGCGTTTAAGTCGCGGTCAAATGCTAAACTTATCAGCTCATCTTCTACCAGCTCTCTGAAGTATACTTCCGGTTCAGCCAATATCCGGCAGATTCTTCTGCCGGAAGATTGCTCAGTCTGAATGTTTTAGCGAGAGTAAGCTTACCGAAATAAGTAGCAGGAGTTTGAATGACTATTTTACCGGCAGGAAGTCCACCGGATAAATATGGATCAGTCTCATACGTGAAGTGAATACCTGAGCTGAATGTACTGTGGTAAATAGGGGAGTACTGAAAGTCAGAATGACCGACTGCATCAACAGCAACAGACCAGCCATTATCAGAAAATTGAGCATCCAGGTAAGTTATCACCCAATCACCAGTCGCCGGAAATTCGTTTACTGACTGTATATACTGTGGCAGTATACCAAGCTGCTGTGCCAGTGCTGTATAGTCTACCTGCTTAGACGGCATGATCAGTTCTCCCAGGTAATTTTCGAAACCTCAACAGTTCCGTCACAGTGAAGTTTAACTTCAAAGTTTACCGGCTCTTGTGAATATTTATTCGTCAGATATTCATACACTCCTTCAACAATATTCGAAATCTCCAGCTTTTCGTTTCCGCCGGGAAGATCATCTACTTTTATAGTAAGTTCTTCGGGTTTCATGGCTTCTTGGTTCCTTTCGGTTTCTTTGTGGGTTTTACAAGCTTCTTAATCTGGTCTGTGGTTAGTCTCAATGTGTTTTTACTCCGTTTCGTGTAATTATTATACTACGGTTGCAGCTATTTGTAAACAGCTGCAGCGAAGTCTTCTTAATTAGCCGTATCGCGCGCTACGGCAAGCCTATGGGGCTCCAGAACGCACGATAAGCTTTTATGAGTGTACTTAATAGCCCCAGAGCTTGCGAGGCTCCAGGGCTTTCATAGGCTTATCTGTCTTTGTAGTCGTAAGTAACTGTAGTGCGTGTACCGATAATCTCTCGGATAACAACTTCAACCTCAGGTGCAAGTGTATCCGGATGAAAGTATTGCTTGAATCGCTCTTTTCGCTGACTGTCCGGCATCCACTGCTGGTATACCTGCTCAGGCTCATCATAAACTGCATTGTCGTCTTCGTCATAACCATTCACTTCATATTCAGTGCCGGTGCCGAAATAGACAGCGTCAATGTAGTCCAGCTTAAAAGCATTTTCTACCGGATAAAAAACGTACTGCCATTCACTCTGCGAACAGCCGGATATCTGATTATAGTCGTAGGTCTTTCCAGTCATATATGACATAAATGGAGCGATGTACTGTGCACAAGTCGCGGCATCTTTTGCTGAATAATCTTTCATAGCACTCACAAGTGCGGTCACAGCCTCTACGTCTGCATCAGAAAAGTCGGGTTCGTAAGTTTTTGTAGTAAAAGCATAACAAATAAATTCATTTCGCTCAGCAACCGGAATATCCTTATAGCTAAATGCTTCAGGATTATCAATAGCTGTCAGGTGCTCACTGATATAAGTATCAAAATCACTTGCAATACTTTCGACAGTTTTGAACACTTCATTCAGCAAGTCAGGGTTTAAACTGACGAAGTAATTATTGCCGGCCACAATGATATCGTCACACACAGCATCATCATTATTATACCAGTAGTCAGAATCATAATAAGCTTGTCTCTGTTCTGTTGCGATAATCTTTTTAATCATTTTTCAATTTACCTCAGCTTTCTTTATTGTACTTATATTATATCACAGTTTAACAGCTTTGTAAACGGTTGAAAAGAAAAAGCCGGAAAAAACTTCCGGCTTAATTTTCAGATAAATCTGTATGCAATTTTACGGCGGGTCTTCTCGTTCTTCTTTCGGCCGTCAGCAATCTCTTCTACCAGCTTCTTGCCGGCTCCGACTGCTGCAGCTTCACTTGAATTCAGAATGACCAGCTTGTCACAGACGCCATCACTGGTTCTGCGTTCAAACAGATAGCTGTAATTCTGCTTTCCGGGTCGCTTTGACTTCGCGCCCTGAACATTGGCAATGTTAATGTCTGTGCAGATCCAGTTGCCGAATGTCTTACCTACATACTTACTTGTTCTCTTCATCATCAGTTAGTCTCTGTCGATAATACCGCGCTCTACCAGCTCTGTGTAGTTAGTCATCCAGTTACTCAACACAGCAGAAGCTTCTTCGTAAGACAGCTGCGGATACTCTTTCCGCAGATACGGTACAGCACCGAACATGTTAGTCACACCGGACTGTCTCAGTGCTTCAAGATATTTGTAGTACTCATAGTACTCTTCTTTAATCGGATGCTTTTCACTCATAGGTCTTGCCTCTCTTATTCTTTATTGTACACTTATATTATACAACATTTTGTCAGCGTTGTAAACGGTTGGACAAAGTTTTTTACAGATCATTCTGACGTATCACACGCTGAATGTCTTCTTTGTCATAGCCGAGCTGTTCAACTTCTTCAGCCGTATGGCCACGGTCAAGCAGCCATAGAATAGAGTTGTCTGCTCCGAACATTGTATCTCTGTCATCGAAAAGTGCTTTTACAAGGTCAAGTAATTCATACTGTGTCATAATGGTTTTCCTTCGCTTTCTTTCTTATCTTATTTAATACATCTTGCTTTGTCTTGCCGACTCTGGTATACGGTATCGGCGGCTTTCTGCGTTCTTTACGCTCAAGCTTTTCTTTGTTCTTCTGTGTCATAATATATACCTCGTTTCGTTCTGTATATATTATAGCACATATCCGGCCATCTGTAAACGACCAGCCTTGATTTTTTTAATTATTTTTTCAGAAACTTACATCAGCCAGGTCTGCTGCTGTCGCTGTCTGCTGCGGCGCGCTCAGCGTAGCGTTGCTTCTCAGCTTCGGCAGTTTGTCTATAACCCACTGCAAATTCGCGTATCCGTTTACAGTAGCTTCTCTGAGTATCTCTGCACGTGACTCGTCTGTATAAGGCCTCAGCAGTTCCAGCGTAATCTTTACAGCCGCATTCGTTACTGTTCCTTTACGCAGGACGATGGATTCCATCCAGTCTTTTACTGCATGCTGCAGCACTTCGTTGTTGCCATATAGCGAAATATAAATCTGCTCCGCCGCCAGCTGACGACCTTCTATCATACCTGCTTTGTTCTGCGCGCGCTTCTCTTGCTCTTTGATCTTGCTCTTCGCTTTAGTGATTTTAGTCAGCAGCTTTACTGTCTCGTCTGTAATCAACTGAACATAAGCATCTGTATCCACTATCATATGGTTCAGGTTATCATCCGGATGCGTGAGCACTCCGTAACCAATCAGACAAGTTTCGCAATCATACTGTTCTTCTACAGTAAGTCCGGTGCGCTCAGTCATGTACTTACGGTCAAGCGTAAACATTCCGGTAGTCTCGTCAAACTTCTTCTTCCGCGCGACTTCTTTCAGCACATTGAGCAGCTCCGCTGTATAAAGTGCAGTCGAGAGGTCGGTCAGATGTATCAGTCTGATATTAACGTTTATGTAATTGTCATCACATATTAAAGCTAAATTCATCTTTCATTTTCCCTTCTTTATATTATACAGCGGCTAAATCGAAATTTACTCAATTGGCGAAAGATTCTTTTGCGTTTGCAATTGCAGCTCTTACCTGTCTGTAAAGCTTCGTGTTGTTCGCAGCTCTTACCACTTCAAGCGCAGCAGCAAGCTTCTTCTCAGAAATACAGTACTTGCCCTTAAAGTAATCTGCATAATTGTCGGGCAGTGATGACAGAAGCGCAATGCACTTTCTTTCACTGAATTTAGAAGAGCAGATATTCTGCTTCAGCTTAGTTCCATCGGCAAGTTCTTTCGTAACTACTTTCTTTTCAGTATCTACAGTATCATTGAATGCAATAGTATCAAAGATAATTGCCTCAATTACCTTATTGTTGCTGATGCAGTTCTGTACAAAGCTCTTGGCAATACTGTCTGCTGCTGCACGCTCAACAGTATTACCTTCGGCGTCTTCAATAGTATCCTCAAGTGTAAGTTCACAGTCGCCATCAGCAGATACTGGCGCATTCAGACTTACCTGATTGAGCAGACCGCAGCTCTTGGCTCTGTTAGACTCGTAAAGTACTGCAGGAGCTCCACGGCTGTTAATCAGCTGGTTAATGCATGAACCTGCATTAGTATTCTTGGCAGGATCCTTCCAGGCACGGTAACCAAGTGCTTCAATAATACACTTCGCGAGCAGTGATGCTGCTTCTTCTCTGTCAAAGCCGGGAACAGTCTGACAGGCATAGTGAATTTTCTCGACGCGGCCCCAGAATCTCAGCATAAGCGCAGCAAAGTAGCCATCTCGGTCAAGTGTATTACCCATATCTGTAGCTTCACAGTATCCGTCTGCAAGTTCTTCAACAGTCTTCTTCTTGTAATCAAGAATGTAGCCGGCAGCTTCTGCGTATGATTTTCTGATGTTCTCAAGCATTGTTCTTTCTTCTTCTTTCTTATCTTATTACCTGTACTTTAGAGCTGACAGTGTACAGAATACTGTCTCCGGGATCGTCCTTAAGCTCTACTTCAATTCGGACATATACAGCAGGATATGGTGGCATTTCAGCTTCAGGCACTTCATAAGTCGCTGCAAATTCTTCTGCTGCTTCTCTTGTTCTGAACGGCTCTATCAGCTTCGAATAACCTGTGTAGTCATCTTCTTTGTCATAGCCATATACCCATACTTCATAGAAGCTGCTGTCCTGTACAGCTTCATCAGGAATTTCTTCTGCAAGTTCTGCTGCTTCATCAATCTCTGTCATCTGCTACCTCTCAAATTTTTCATTACATATATTATACCACAGTCTGCTGGTTTTGTAAACGGCCGGAAATTATTTTTTTTCTTATTTCGGCATATACGGCCAAGTCTCACTCAGATACTGTCTGGCTGTCTGGGCGTCTACGTTAAACTCTTTCCTAACAAAATCATAAATGATTTTACTTCTTTCTGCTGTCTCAGCCTGCTCTATGCGTAAGCGGTCAATTCGTGCAAAAGCTTCTTTATCAGTATCATCTGGATGATACTTCAGATACGCTTCCTCAATAACGTCTTCTGCATAGGCACGAAGCCTGCGGCGAATTATTCTTATAGTAGCAAAGACTTCGCCTTTGTATCCAAGACAGAACACAAGACACTTATCTGACCGGCGCGGGTCTGAGTCGACGGTTCTGCAAACTTCGACATTGTGATCGTGCCATGACTTCGGAAAAGATGCTGTAATAAGTGCTTCGTAGCTGTCGAGGTCGCGGTTAATCCGTTGACCTCCAAAAATAATTATTTCTTTTGTCTGCATAACATTAAACCTTGTTTCTTACTTTCTGTATATATTATATCACAAAAAGTTATTTTTGTAAACAGCTGACAGAAACTTTTTTAGGCTTTTTTACTTTTTTAAGTTTCTTAATTTGTTTTACTGAAATCTTCATAACTCCAGCTCCTTTGTTTATAGTGCATTCATTATAGCACGTTTTTATCGTTTTGTAAACGGTTGGGAATAAAAAAGACCGGAATTTTTTTTCCGGTCAGTTTTTTAATTAAATTCACAAAGCATATAAACCATTTTTAGTCTCTTTTAGATTTCTTTCCAGGAACTAAAGTAAATTGTCAATCCCTGATAGTATAGCATATATTTTTCGTCAAGATTTATTACAGAAAGCTTGACCTCTTCCGGTTTTACCGCGTGAAGATGAAATACTGCTACATAATCACCTTTCTTGTTTAATAGCATAAGTGAGTCTGCATCAGGATTCGTCATATATCGTTCAAATAATTGTTCAATCGCATTCATCATTTTTCTTTATCCAGTCAGCATGTTCAAGATGATCGAACTGCTCAAATGTTTCCCTCTCTCTATTAAATAAGTAGATATCAAACCAACTGTACTTAGTTCTGTACGCATAGAACTCATTTAGCATATGGTCGATATTCGCAAGCTCTTCTTCATAAAACTTCCGGCACTTCTGAAAAGTCTTAAATGCAGGCAGCAGCTTAGTATCCGCCGATCCGGCTCTTATTGTTTTACCGTACTGCTTCATTGCACGCTTCTCTGCGGTTTCTAAAGTCGTTATCACGTAGACCACAGCGGAATAAAGCTTTTTAGCAGCGTACTCCGCGTGTGCGTCCTGCAGCAGCTCGCACGGCCGGTGCTTGCCGGCCAGTGCGTAGTCTATAAGCTGCTGTACAGGTGCGTAAGCCATAAACTGCTGTACAGTTTCTTCTGTCATGAGTCAGCTCCCAGTGTATAACCAAGATTGAAGGCTGTAAGCTGTGATTCAGGAATATGCTTCAGGATCTCATCAATATCCTGCTTTGTACCGAACTTAAAGCCGTAGTCTCTTACAAGACTGAATACAAAAGCAGTAGCAGCAATGTGCTTAGTCTTCTTTTCCTGCTGCGTCAGATACTGCTGCAGATAAACCGGAATATTATTGTTAGTATCCAGAGTCAGTCTGAATGTAAGACTCCACTGCATTGAGTATCCGCCGGAAGTTCTCTTTGACGAATCAACCAGATACTTCTCAGTTTCACCGAAGTTCTTTACGAACCAGTTACCAAGATAGTCAGGCAGACGCGCTGAAATCTTTTTAGTATGTGCAGCAAGATAACCAAGTGCAACATAAAAGTCATTGTCACCAGTCAGCGGAAGAGCTGCATCAAGCATGCCTGCGTCTCGAAGTGCTCTCTGCTTCAGAGCTTCTGCTCTCGCTTTTGCCTGTCTTTCTGCTTTATCACGCTCAGCTTTTCTGCGGGCAATATTAAGACCTTCTATGTAATTAATAAGATCGCGTCTGTGAAGTTCTGAAGTAAACTCAATAGCTTCCGCTTCATATGCAAGCAGGCTGTCAGAAGTTTCTGCGTCAAACGTAAGAGTGCCGGTATGAAGTCCTGTAAACAAAGCAAGCTGCTTTCCGTTTGAAAGAAGAACTTTTACGTCAGGCTTCCGGTTAACTGAGCTTACCACTATATTATTAATAGTAGCAAACGTACAGGTTTCACCGTTTACAAGCACAGGCTTATCAGAAAGTAACGTACGAATCTGGCCGGAAAGAGCTGCGGCCTGAGAATCAAAAATTTCATCAGTCATCATAATAATGACCTCCTTGTTTGTTTTCTTTACTATATTATATCACAATCTTCCGCTGATGTAAACGGCCGGAATAAAAAACTTTATAAAAAACCAAGGTCCTCATAAACTTAATTACTCGGACCTCGGAAGAAAGAAGAAAGAAAATGAAAAAATGTACTACGAAGTTCGTACAATATATTATACGATAACTTCATACTGTTTTTATCAGTTTCAATTATTATTTTTTAATGCCCCAGCTTGAATAAAACCCTGAATATCAGAACCAGAGTTTCTGGATTGCGCTCACAAACTTATCAAAGTTGTCAAACGTATTATAAACCTGATTGCTGTAAGAGTAGTCGCGAACAGTCTTACCGTCATTAGATCCGTATGTGTAGTGGAATGAACCGTTCTTCTCCAGGAACTTCGAAAGCTCTTTATCTGCTACTGCATGTACTTCGGAAAGCTTCTTCTGAGCTTCCTCTACAGCGGCCTGGTAAGCTTTATATGCTTCCTTAATAGTCTGGTTACAGATTACCTTTGCTTCTTCATACTTGTCGATAGCTGCGTTTACTACGCCGGCTTCTTCTCGCTTTGCATCAGAGAGGGCTCTCTTCTCTGCCTCTGCCGCAGCCTGTTTCTGCTGCTTCAGCTCAGTAAGCTTTGCCTCTGCTTCTCTGATTTGTTCATCATAATTAATTTTTTCGTTCATAAAAATTTTACCATCCTTTTAGTATAAATTTGAAATTCGGCAAATTGTCCTGTCAATTCACCTGGTTATATATAAACAGTCTGAAGCTGCCTGTCTGGGGCGTACAAGCAGCTTCTTCTTGCTGGCGGAAATTACTTCTTGGAGTTAAGTGTAATCTCGTATTCCTTGTATCCGAGTTCCTTTACATCAAACCAGTCTCTGTGTACATTTCCCTCTGCATCAACCAGACTGGACTTCTTCGGGGCTTTCTTTTTTAGGCCGCAGTATCTCTTACCGGTAGAGTCAGTTACAAGATATACAGGGATGTAGTCAATTACTGCTTCTGCCTGTTCCGGATAGGCAACTATTGTGCTTCCGTCTGATTCAAGGAAGCTGCAGTTATCCCAGAGAATTCCCTCTTTGTCTGCACTATAAAGAGGAAGATTCTTTCCAAGCTCTGAAGCATCATAATGAAGTGGCTTTACAGCGTTCTGAACACGTGAGTGATCTTCTCTCAGAGAATTAACACATTCGCTGTTTACTTCTTTTGCATTACCGAATTCCTCATTGTCTGCCTGCAGAAGTTTTACACAGTATGCATTTCCCTTGTTAATGTACGTATTCGGATTTGCATGTACTTTCTTGCAGATCGTGCTGAAAGTTTCTTTAGCAGCTGATTCAGATTCATTTGTCAGATATACTTTCTTACCGGGATTACTTGTTCCCATCTCCTGACCGACTACGCGGTAGTAGGTCTTCTTCTTGCCGAAAGCTTCTGTAAGTGTTACAGAGTACTTACCGTCTTCTGCAGGATCTGCTTTAATCTGCTTTATTGTTCCGTCAGAATTAAACAGTTTGCCTGAATTCTTAGGAGTACCAAGTCTTGTTCCGTCTGCAGCTGTCTTCTGGTAAATCGGAACGTAATTAACAAACTTCTGCAGCTGATCCCTATTCTTAATAACTACTTTACCCTTAGTATTTAAAACATCACATACTTTCCAGAGGGGTCCTTCTTTTGCTTTATCAAATGCACCGAGATTATCTGTGTCTACTTTGGTTGCAGAAGTTGCTTCTTCGTATAAGTCTTTTGTAAAGTCTGCTTTATCTGCGAGAGGTTCTTCCAGGGGTTTCTTTACATCACAGACAGGTTTCTCATCATCGCAGTGCGCAACTACTTTATAGTTCTTACAGGGAACTGCTGCGTTATCCTCAAACTCCTCTGTAAGTACATCATCTTCTTTGTCCAATAGCTCGTCCCATTCGTCAGGGGCAATTTCATCGCTCTGTATTTCAGTATCGAAATCATCAAAAGCACTGAATTCATCACCGGGTTTAAAGTCGCCGAACTTTGCTGCATCGTCATTAAAGTTTGCGCCAGAGCAGTTAGTGCATTCCTGGTCATAGTCATGTTTGTCTTTCAGGGCGGCACCAAATGCTTCTAAAAATTCTTCATCCGTCAAGTCATCATCAGTATCGTAGACGGACTTATTGTCCAAAATATCTGTATTGCCGTTTGTGTCAGTTACAACAAAAAGCAGTATGCCCTCACAGTCAGGAGAAAGGTCATCAAGAGATAAGCTGTCAAAGTATTCTCTTGCCTCAGCTTCTGTCGGAAATAAAGTGCAGTCTTCACCGACTATTTCAACACCGTAAACCCCGGGAGTACATAAATATCGGTCAAGATCATCATTAAGTTCTTCAAATGTCATATCATAGTCCTCACTATAAGATTCTGTTAAGTTTATATTTGCTGTCTGAGTTATTCCGCTGGGAGTGGCTGACTGGGCGGTTTTTTTAGCAGCCCTTGCCGCTGCATGCCGTGCTCTGTCCTTTTCTTTATAAGCGTCATATTTAGCGCGCTGTTCAGGTGTCATAGCGGCATATTCCTCTGGTGTTATTCTATGAGGTTTTTTACCGGTTTGCTTTTTACCGGTTCCGGCTTTACTTGGGACAGACGACTTATCTGTAATATTCTGTGTGGCTTTTTGCGTTGTGTTTGCTACTTTATTGTTTTTTCCGTTAACAGCACTAGCTACCTGTTCCTCAGAGTTGAAAATTATTGAGCCGTCTCTATTCTGAATTTGGTAAATAGTGCAGCCGTTATACGTAGTACCTGTACCTGCGGGAGCATCTGAAGCTGAACCTTTATTTCCTTTAGTTCCTTTAGGTGGCTTAGGCTTTTCCGGTTCATCTTCAGGGTCTTTCTCTTCTTCACCCTTCTTGGGCTCTTCAGGATCTACTTTAGTCGGATTAGGCAATCCGCCCTCACCTGTCCAGTTAGTATTGTAAGTAGCGTCTGCCGGATCGTCAGAAGCGTTATTGGGATCTTCTGCTTTATCAAGGTCAGAGCTGCCGCCGGTATCTCCGTAAGAGTTATCCGTCTTAGGTGCTTCCTTCTCCATAGCAGGTTCAGCAGCTTCCGGGGCGGGAGCATCATCTGAAGTTCTCTGAACAGTTTCAGACTTTTCTGCCCCTGTATCATCACCGCCGGATTTATCAGCAATACCTTTGGCTTTCTTTGCTTTTCTGAACGCGTCAGTAAACAGCTCAGTGTAGTCTGAATTAGGGTTCTCTCTGCCTGAGCTGTAACTGATAATATCATGCTTAAACGGATCCTGGCCGCCAATCTTAAGATGTAAATCTTCATACTCCGGCTTCTTATATGTATCACCAGACTTTACTTTTACAGTGCCGTCAATATTCGTACTGACAGCTTTTGCATACTTCTTTGCAGCGCCGAAGTCAGTAAATACCTTAGGCGTCTTATTAGACGAAGCAGCTCCTACAAGTTCTTTGCCGTCTCTGTAAGCCCGTACAAAGAAATTGGCAAAAATATGTCCGGGGCCTGAAATCGCATTAGTTATAAAATTAGCTTCGTCCAGAGAAAAGTTTTCACTTAATTTTATTTTTTTCATACTCAGAATCCTTCATGTGCCATGTCATAAGCTTTCTGATCGAGTTCATCTGTACTTACTTCAGAAAGTCCCAGGGAAATGGTCAGAAGCTCTGTAAGGTTATAGTCATAGTTTACTTCATCTTCTACTTCACCGAATTCACCGAAGTCAGCAGCATAAGCAGTTCTTCCGTCTTTCTCAAGCTTGTAAATCTTTACAGGACCTGTTCCATCTTCAAAACCGTAAGTCTGCAGCATTTCGTCTGTAGTAGTGAAATCATTCTGCTTTGCGTACTCGTTCAGGAACTCCTCATAATTGGGATCGTCAGCTGTTGCTTCTGTCGCAGTGAGTTCCTTCAGCCACTCCTCCGGGGTGCCGTAGCTCTCACCGTCAGTAATAACAGTTCCGTATTCAGGATCCAGCGGAGCATCTGAAAAGTCTGAATTCAACTCCCAGTTAATCTCTTCTCCCATGGGCTCGTCCCAGCCATCACCGTACTTAGACATACCGGTAACTGTAAGTCCCTCTCTTAATGACTTGCTCTCAAAGTTCAGGTCAAAGCAGGCATGGTCTTCACCTAGTAAAGCTTCTGTAAATTTCTTATTTGCCATCTGTATTCTCCTTAATTATTTTTCATGTACCCTCGCGGGATATCAAATAATTTAGCAGATTGCTAAAACGAAATTTACCTAATTACGGTACAAGTTTTTTAAGCACCTTCCTGGCATCTGCTATAAGCTTCTCAGTATCTACTTCTGACTCTATCGCCACTAAGTAAACTTTAAGCACGCGCTGCCGGTAAGTCAGCTTTATATCCCGGTATCCGCCGTTGTCAAACCACCTGAGACAAGCTCCCCAGGCAGCTTTGCCGAAGTCTCTTGATATTACATCCAGGTGCTCGTCAATCAGATATTCCGCGTCTGCCCGGTAATCGGCGTTGTAAGAGCCGAATGAAATCTCCTGCATGTTCCAGGGAAGTATTGTAAACAGCTGCTGACCGGGTTCATCCAGGTATAAATCAAGATGTACTCCCCGGTAATCAAGAGTTGTAACTATTTTATAAACTTCTTCCATACAAGTTTCCCTCTCGTGAAATTATACCCTGTAGGGTGCAAAAAACGAAATCTCCTTAATTCCGGTACCCTATAGGGTATAAAAAGTATTACTCGAAAATTATTGACTTAAGGTCTTCCATCATCTCGTCTGAGACTTTTCCGTCTACCAGATAATCCGCAGTGTTCTTCTTTCTGTTAACAATCTCCCAGACACGTTCATCTATGGTCCCTGCTGTAGCAAGTACTTTTACAAATGCCGGCCTTGTGTTATTAACTCTGTACACTCTGGAAAACTGCTGGTCGAATTCAGACCAGGTCCACGGGGTATCTATGAAAATCAGATACATAGCGGAGTTCAGATTATGTCCTGTGCCCATAAGTGATCCTGTAGCAAGAAACACCTGTGGCTCAGCAGTATCTCTGAAAGTATTTACGTTCCGGTTAATTTCATCTGCCGGCATATCACCGGTATTTACAAGTACCTGTCTGCCTTCCAGCATTTTTGCAAGCTCGTAGACGGGCGGCTTAAACGTACTGAACACTACTACCTTTTCCCCGGAGTCAAGTATTTCTTCTACCAGCTCTTTACACCTCAGCAGCTTGGTAGACTGTACCGGCTGGGACGTAAGTATAGAAGGACATGCTGTTGCCTGACGCAGTCTTATAGTAAGTGCCAGCAGATTATTTGCTGTAAGCTTTATCTTGTCTGCTTCTTCCCTGACTCCTGCTTTAATAGCTTCATAGAACTTTATGTCTTCTTCTTCCGGCTCTACTACTTCCATTTTTATCTGCAGGTCAGGAATATCTTCTCTTACTTCTTCAAGCGTTCTTCTGAGCGAACAGTCTTTTATCTCTTCCTGTAGCACATCAAGATTCTGCTGGCCTACTACCTGATAGCCGTTAAACCCGCCGAACCGTAAGTACATTCCTTTATAGTTAGTGAGAGTTGCTTTCTCCTTCTCTATAAACTTCAAAGGTCCGTAAGCAGATAAAGCGCTGTTAGTTATCAGTGTTCCTGTCGCAGCTATTTTATAAGGCGCCTGCAGCTTCAGTAAGTTGTGTCCCTGCTCTGAAGTGGTATTACCGGCACGGTGGATTTCGTCTACTGCTATGAGTCCGAACTTATTGGCTGATTTTGAAATTGCCTCAATTACGGAATCGTTCCGGAGAGTCTCTATGTTAACAATGATAAAGAATTCTTCCAAGGGTCCTGTAAGCTCTGCTATACGCTCTTTCACAGAAGTATATCTGATACTGCCGGTCTTAGTAACCTTTTTACCTATAATCCTGCAAGACTCAGTGGAAAACTGTTTAAGCTCCCTCTCCCAGTTAAGCTTGATGGAGTTAACACCGCAGACTATAAGACAATGATCTATAAGCCCTCTCCGCTTAAGAGTTTCTGCAAAGCCTATAATCTGAATCGTTTTTCCTACACCCGGTGCATCAAGCAGCAGCATCTTATTCCGCTGTGTCAGCATATAGTTAATCCCGTCTATCTGGTGCCTGAAGGGCTTAAACCTGAACTGACTGATTTCGAAATCTGTCAAATTACCTTCAGACGAAATTTCCTCAATTTCGGGATCAGGAATTAAGTGCAAATGTATATCGTCCAGGAAAGTAAGTGTATCACATAAAGCAGTAAGTTTATTACACGGAACTTCCCATACCTGCTGCTTCTTATGATAGATACAGCCGCCAATCATCTTAACAGCATTTACCACCGCTTCATTATACTTGAAACTTACCAGGAAGGAACTTAAGCCTGACAGCTTATAAGGCGGACTGGTTTCTCTGATGTCTATCATATCAGTCTATAAGACTCACCGCAGGTTCTGTGAAGTCCAGCTCTACAGCTTCCTTGTTGCTCTTAAGGCTTACTTCAGCATCTACAACAAACTGCTTGCTGCAGCCATCGCAGATATAAGTCTCATGATAATCAGGCTCAACAACATAATTAGCGTAAATGATCTTACCGAGAGCATCTCTCACAATATCTGTAGGTCTGCCGGTAAAAGCTCTGTCAGTGTAAATCTCGCCGAGCAGGTATTCCCTACCGCAGTGCGGACACTTAACGATCTGATCTTTGTAGTTAAAATTTGACATTTCTGTAATCTCCTTGATTTCGGTTAAAATTAGTTTTATAGTATTTATTTATTTTATATATTATAAATAATATATAAAATAAATAAATACTATAAGTTTCGTCAGGCGGAAAATGAATAAAAAGTGAATAAAGTATGAATATTGCGAATATTTATTCGTTTTTTCTCTTCTTTTTCTCTCTTATATAATTCTCTCTATTATTATTCTCTTTACTATAGTTTACATAAGTCTGTATAGTACTGATAAAAGCTTTCATACAGCTATATACCGTTTACTAATACTAAAAGAGAATAATAACGAGAGAATTAGAACATTAGCGCGTATGCACGCGCAAGAATGAATGGAGCAGGATAAACCTGCTCTTCAGTCTGGAAGGCATAAAGCCTCCCATCCTGAATCCTGTAAAGAAAATCTTTATAGAAAAATTTCTAAAGAATTTCAGCCGGCTTGTCCGGCGGGTATAGTATACCATTAAACTATGTAAAAGCTTTATACAGCTTTAGCATAGCTCTATACAGCTTTATTCATTAAGCTTTAGTCATAAGCTTTAAGTACATAGTATTGAGTTACTCGCACACGTATGCACATGAGCGCGCGCATCTATAGATCCTTTACTAATATATTATACGATGTGCACATGCCCGTTTTAACGCTTTTCGAAAAAAAAGTTTGTAATTTGTTAAAAAAGTTTTTCCAGGCTCATCCATACCGTACGTATACGCACACGCACGTATAAACGAAATCTCCCGGATTACAGCCGAAATTGTCTTATTTTCGCCCGGCTGCAGCACCTGCAGCCCGTGTATAGCTGTCAGGACTCACCACAACAGCCCTGCAGAGTCCCAGGAAGCCAGTAAGGCTATACGTCCTAGTATTTGAATGCCGGATATTTTCCGCGCGTTCTGGAGCTTCTGGGGAGCCTTCTCGCAAACGCAGCATTTCCGCAGCAAACAGTTTTAAAAGCTTTTACAGCTCCGGCCGCGTAAAAAGAAAGAAAAAGAGAGTATAATAAATCACAGATAATACGTGTTAAGGGGAAAAGTCGTCAGAAATTATTACTGCTTTATGAACACATTATAGCTGCTGCAGCTTTTATTCTGCTGCTTTACTGCTTCGTCTTTACGCTTATGTAAACTGCTGCTGCATTACTGCTGCAAAAACGAAATTTCCTGAATTACCGGCAGCTGCTTTATGAACACCACACCGGGAACGAAATTATGCTGATTCCGGCACTGCAGCTTTCACGCAGCCTGACATGCAGCTCTACAACGCGCCAGAAGGCTTCTGCGGGGCTCCAGGATGCCCGACAAGCTGCCTGCCCTAGTATTTATATGGCCCTCGTTCATATGGGCTCCACAGAGCTTCTCAGGGCTGTGCGATTGCAGCTGGCCATTCAGCTTCAGGGCTGCAGCCTTTGACACAGCCGGCAAAAACAAAAAAGCCCTCCTGCCAGGCCGGATAAACGACCTGACAAAGAGGACTTGCGTAAAAATGTTATTAAGACATGGAGGCGACCAACGGAGAATCATATAAAGTAGATATAGTTGCGCTAGAAGGACTGACTGAAGTTAATAATGTCGATCTTCCGTCAGTGTTTATGTAGCTGATAATAAATGTGTTTGTAGTAGTTCCTGCTGTAATACTGACTGCCGGAAATACGGTTGTGCCATTTGCGCAGCCACCAGTTGCTGGATATGTTTTATCTCCCATAGCTAGCATAGCTGTATATACCTGAGCTGCAGTTGACACTGCTGTTGAAGCAGCCACTGGAAACAAAAATTGAACAATACCACTAAAACCACTATAGGTGAAAACAAAGCGAACAGTTTTTAAACTAACACTATTGGCCGTGTTACTTATATATAATTTTTGACATCCGACAGTGCCAGCAGCAGTAATATTTCCTTCTGTAATTGTAGTTGACTCACCGTCCGAAGATGTACTGAAAGTAGCTGCTTTAATAGTGCCTGATGCATCAATATCACCATTACTGTTTTTCAGAGTTATTTTAGCAGTTGTTCCGTTTTTAACTGTTATATTTCCTGTTGTAGTTAAACTTGCACCCGATATAGCTCCGTTAGTGTAAATAGCGCCTGTATTTCCGCCTGTGATATATGTTGTTTCAGTAGAGCCTGCGTCATTGTACAGTGATATTTTTCGATTATAGCCGGATGCTTTTATGCTAAGTGTTTTGTTTCGCTTAAGCCATAAATAGCCAGACTGTACACCTGACTCAGCACCTTCATATAAATCTAATTGCTCAGTGCAAGTATTCTGTACAGCTTTTACAACAGCTTTGCCTATACCATTTTCTACTATTATAGGATACTTTGCGTACTCGTCACCTTTTTTCATGGCGGGTGTTGCAGCTCCTGTTTTAAAACCGCCTGTAACACTGTCTGTTGCTGTAGGTACAGCCGGAAACGCTATGCTTGCTGTTTCAATTTTGTCTATTACAGTATTCGACCCCTGTTGTTTTACTGTAACTACAGGAACCGTTGTTGTACCGCCGTAAGTACCCGCAGCAGTTCCTGTCAGTACTCCCTGGATTCCAAGATCCGCAAGTGTATTGGTACCCTCACTTCCTGCTTTAAGACTTACACTGTTTATAGTAGGTTTGTCTGATACTCCGTTTTTCCAGTCGACACTGAGATCTCCTGTTGCATTTATTTTAATATCATTACCGTCAGCTGTAAAAGTAATATTGTTTCCGGGTTTTACCGTAAGTGCTGAGGAGCCGTCAAAAGTTTTATTAGCATTAGATACATCGCTGAACGTAAGAGCCTTGTTTACTTTATTTGCCGAATTAGCAGCTCCGCCGGCCGTTGTAGCTCCTGCATATAAGTGTGTATGATTTCCGGCTGCAGCTGTACTTGATGAAGTACCGAGAGTAAGATCTGATGTTCCTGCCCCGATATTATTTCTTGCATTTGTCTTTTCGGCATTAGTAAGTCCCTGATTAGCCGCTGTAGAGACCGCTTTATAGTTGCCTACATTACTAAGTCCTACCTCAGACTTGTCATGTGTATGACTTGCTGCTGCAGCTCCTACATCTGAATAAGTAAGATTTACTTCTTTTGTCTGATCAAACTTCAGTGATATCCAGTCAGTGCCTGTCTTTGCATTATCAGTAAATAAAAGTCCGTAGAAGTAATTATCTCCGCTGCCGCTGTTATAATCCAGAGTATTATTACTTCCTACTGTATCTTTTAATACTCCGCCTGATACTTTGATATTACAGTATTTACTGTCTGCAAGCTCTCCGCTGATTTGTCCTGCTGTTATTTCTGTCAGCTCAAAATAATAACCGCCTACGCTGAGCTTTACTGTTCCGCCACTGCTTGGTTTACTTATTACATATGTTTTTCCGCTGCGGGAATTTGTTATATTGTATTCTGTACTTAACTGCGCATTTGTATCTGTACCTTGGGCTCTGCTTACACAGGGATATACTTTTATATTCGCACTGTCTATTACTTTTCCGCCGGTCACAGATTTAAAAGTTGCTGCTGCCATTTTGTTTATCTCCTCTCATTATGTCGATGCATTTCCTACACTCAGCTCCCAGTCAATATACCATGTGGTATTACTGGTTACTGCCACCGGATCCCATTCTGTAGGTGCGCTGGGATTCGTAATCAGATATACTGCTGAATAATCATTATCTGATGCCTGTTCATCATACAGTATAAGTTCATTCACACCGTCAGCAGGAATGTTTGTAAACATCTGTCCCGTCACTCTGAAATACAGTGTTGCTTTTTTTACTGTACCGTCTGTGCTTGACTGTGCTCTCTGTCTTATAATTCTCGCTGTTGCTTTTTCACATTTACTCGGATTCAGCGGGTCAAGCTTTGCTTCTGCCACCGTTCCGCTGTAGTGCGCCAGCAGTATCTGCGTAGGACACATGAACTGTGCTGAAGTATAATCTCCTACCAGGCACTTTGCAAAGAATTCAAACAGTCTTGATCCGCCTGAATTATGATTTGTCTGTGTGGCAATTACTTTATTTCCCTTAACAACTCTGATAGTTACTTTGCCGGAATAGCCGAGGCCTGTTGCAGCCCCGGCTTCCGTTTTTTCAGCAGCAGTAACTTCAGTCTTTGCTTCTTCTTCAGAAGTCTTTTTCTTAGAAGTTCTTTTTGTTGCCATTTATTTATTCCTCGTTTGTATTTGTCGTTCCCGCAGTAGTTACTGCATTTTCTATAAAGCCGTCCTGAACCGTATGTGTTGTTCCGTTCATATAAGAAGGATTTGGATTTGCAGGTGCTGTTCCTACTACATGTGAATACAGCGTCTTGTCTGTAGTTGTTGTAAAATGTACTGTATCAGTTGATACCATTGAACTGCTGAATCCTGCACTCTGTACTTCTGATACATATATTGCTATCTGCATTCCGGCAGGTATTATGTAATTCAGTAAATCTTTCAGCAGGTTTAAATCTGTCAGTGCTTCAGGTACATAAATATTCAGCTTCGGTAAAAGTCCTGTTGAATCTCTTTCCTGCTCAACAACTACTTTTGCTTTAACTCCTTCTGCGTGCGCCAGAACATTACAGGCAGTTTCTATTGCTGTCATGTTTCCTTTGTTCTGTATGATATATGCAAACGCACTGCAGAGCGCTGTCAGCTGCTTTATATTGTAATTATGTTTTGACTTAAATCCTAAAGTCATTGTCATCAGGTCAATCAGCTTTGTGTCTGAGTTGTCACTCAGCGGCAAGCTGTATATCATATCTGCATTTGTTTTTACACTGTTCAGTACTATGTCATACAGTCTTCCTATAAACTGGAAGTCTCTTGACCTCTGATAATATACTTCAGGCGTCATGTCTTGAAGTTTTATCATTGTTTTCTCCTGGTTTTTGAAGTTGTTTTTAATTTAAGCCGACTATTGGCTTTTTTAACAGCTTCATTTATTTTAGCAGAAAGTTTTAATAATTTATTAAAAAATTAATTTATTAGCTTTTTAATCTGACTGTACAGGCAGATCAAAGTCATAGTCAACCTCTACTGCAAAATTTTTAGAATCAGCTATAAACTTTGTTTTATCTATGGTTTACATTTAGATTTTTATTCTCAGCTGTAACAATACTACTACCTTGCTGACGATTAAGCCATTCACTCTCAAGTGGTCTCTCGCCAGTACTACCTGCTCCGCCGATGTTATGTTCGACTTGGGGTACCTTTTTTTAACCTGGCTGCCAAATAGTTTTTGTATTGTTTTAGTCGCTTTGAAGTCTTCTATTTCAGTTCTGCCCTTTGCATGTGTCGGTATTATCGGCTCTGTGTCAGCTAATGGACTTTCAAACCACATATGTATTTCCGGCTGGACAAATAAGCTGCCGTCTTCTGTCTTAAACACATTTAAATCTGTTAAGTGCTCCAGTGCTTTATCCCTGTCATATTTATATCTTTGCCACTGAGATAGCTTCAATGTAACATCGTCTTTGTCCATATAATCAGTTAAATAGTTAAGAACCGGGTCTGCCGCTATATCACTCAACGCTGTATTATAAGCATATGTAACTACCTCTGTTAAACTATCTTTAACATCTTCTACCAAGTCTGCCGGCAAGTATCCTTGTATAGTCGGTTGCTTTCTCATATAAAAATTTCTCCGTTTATATTTCTTACTTGTATCAATCTATTTCTGTATTATCTATAGTTATTTTTAGATCAATGCTTAAATAAAATTTTCGAATATCTTCATCCAAATCAATACCTGCGCGTCTGTTAACAATAATTTGCGCTATATCATCAGTCAACTCACTGAAAGTATTTCGTTTTCTTTTTTCGATATAGTCAGACTTATCCCCATCTGCCAGAACCAGGGCCATGCTGTCTAAATTAATAAATGCTGCAAGCTCCGAATAGTCCGGGTCTGCTAATAATCTTTTCATTTCTGAATAAATGTATGTAACAGTATCAGTAACCTGCTTACTTATTTTTTCAACACCGGCTTGATTTAATCTGTATTTTGCCATTATTTAACTCCTTGCAACTTAGTTGTCGTATAATTTAGCAAATAAATAGGTCTGAAAGGACCGGCCACAGTTGTTGCAGCCGGTCTTTATGGTTAAATTTTTGAAGATCTTGCGATTGTAATTCCTTTTCTCATGTCTGAATCAGATATTTCAGAAATTACAAACTTGTTATTAAGGTTGTTGTAGTCATACAGGTTTGTCGGGTCAGATAACTTTTCATCCACTAAGTCATTCAGATCAATAGCAGTGCTGTTATCCATTAAGCAGTTATAGTAGAAATTATAGCTTAGGTCGGCTGCTCTTAAGTCTGTTGCAAGTTGTTCGGCGATAGTTCCTTCAGTTGTAGCTCTGTAGTCCAGCATATTGATATTAAAGCCATAGCTATTATTAGTTTCTGTTTTTATAATATCCATATCACTCATTACTACAGAATCAGTTGTATTTCCATTGCTATACAGTTTTACTGACTTTGTTGCATAAGGTATCTTAACGATATTAATGCCGTTTCTTAAGTAGTTAGTACTGGACCATCCTGACCACCAGCCTCCATCTTCGTGATTGAATATTGTCAGAGTGCCGGCATCAGTTGCCAAATAGGGTCTGTTTGTGGTAGTGGTTTCAGCTAAGCTTGAACTATAATAGAACATTATCAAGCCAAAATTGTCGCTGCTTTGAACCATTGTCTGGAACTCCAGATAGGTGGTTATTTTATTCAGAGCTATAGATGTCCAATGCTTTCCCTGTCCGTAGTTGTTTAAGGCTATTTCGGGTGTACTTGCTCCGGCAGGCGCTAAAGCTTCATACTTATATTGTTCCATCTTAAAGTCATCTACTGCAGTTTCAATTGTTCCGGAATACTCTGTAACTTTTGTATCTATCTTAGAGCTGCCAGACTGAACAGCATAGTTAGTCTTTATAGAGATAGGTGAAATTGTCTCACCGGAAGTTTCTTTTACACCATGAATCGTGCTATTGTCCAGAAGCACAATGCTGCTGGAATCTGTAGGACGCGTGTCTCCCTTATAGCCGTACAGTTCAATACGTTCTGTATAGACTGTAACATTGCTTCTGGTCTGTGTTGTTACATTCTGCAGTGTTTGTTTTGCTTCTGGGCCTACATTAAGTTCAAGACGGGAAGCTGCTTTCCATCCTGCATTTATGACATCAATAACACCAAGCTGAGCAGTGTCTGTCGTATCTGCAGTAATATAAGTAGCTCCAGTCACTGCACAGTTGTAATTGCTTGTAAGATAAGTAGCAGTTTCTCCTGTGGCTTTAGTGATTGAGTCAAGCTTATCGCCAGCAACAAGATTTATATACTGATACTCTGTAGCTTTTATGTCCTTAGTGCTGCTGTCAATTCCGGAAATATATACCCACGGAACCACACTTAATCCCTGGGTAAGTATCTGTTCTACTATTTCAGCAGATGAGCTTTCTTCTGCTTTTTTCTTAGGAGATTCCCAGTTACCTATTTTTTCTATTTCAGTACCCTGACCATAGTAAACCATTTCAAGCTGGTCTTGGTCTGTAACAAAGAAGTACTCATTTTCCTGCAGTGTATATTTACCGTCTACAAACGGGAAAGCAGTCATTCCGGTGGAATCTTTTTCTTCATTGTTCAGTACCCAGTAGATATATGCTTTTTTAGTATCGTCATCGCTCAAGCATACTGTTGCAAATTCTCTTATTTCAATCTGCTCATTAGCGTCAAAAGAAAACATTCCTGCAGGCTGGTGTGCCCCGAATTCAAATTCTCTTTGGTTGGTCTTAGTATAGCTTACTCCCGAGGCAGCAACTCTGGCTGAGTCATCCAATGTGAAGTTCGGCTTAATAATTGTGCCAGCCCCGTATTCCTTGTTGATAACTGTACCTGTGTCACTTGCATTGTATTCGCTTGAGCTAGACTGTGTATAGTTAATCAGCAGATACTCGTTTGTTTTCAGTTGATACTCTGTGTCTTTTGTAAGAGCATCCAGCTCAGCTGAAAGCCCTAAGCCATTAGCTGTCTGAGTTGTAGTTGTCTCAGCACAGGTATCTTGAATCCAGTAGCTTTCAAGAGTGGTTAAATCCGAATGGTAGTAATCACATTTAATATATTTTCTGTACTCAGCGTCTACCATATCCCCGATAACTCTTGAAAGGCTTGGAGTGGTTCTTCTGAATATGCCAAGCAGCTTTTTATATGTACCTTCTCCGGCAGGTTCCTTTGAGTCTTGCTGCATTACCCAGTTTGCCCAATTGATAAAAGTAGTATCATCAAGCTTAACTTTATAGGTTCCGGAAGCATCTCGCTCAAAGTGATAACCAGCTGTATCTGTTACTTTCTTAAAGTGTGGCTCAGTCTCTGCACCGACGGACGCTGAAATGTCAGTACTGGTACTTGTATTAGTAAAACAGCTTTCAGGAAGATCAACTCTGGCTACATCATCTAACAGATAGGCTTTAAATGTCTTAAATGTTGCAGGAACTGCACTGTTGCCGCTACTTACAAGATGTAAGTAATAATTTACATAAGCGGGGTAAGTAATAGTTGTTCTGAAGTTAGGTGCTCTGAAGCTTATTACTTCACCCTCAGTTAATGTATATGGAAGTGACTGACTTAAAGGAAACTCAAAGTAAGGACGAACTTCTGTTATGTGCTGGTTTCTATTTGTTCCGTCGGTTGTCTTTGTAGGAAGAACTACTGGAACAGCAACTGCCGTGTGTTGTGCATCCTGGTACTCTGTATACTGTCTGTCGGTATAAGCAGGTTTGAAGTCTTCCACATAGTTAAACAGCTTAACACGTCCTGCCAAAATATTATTTAACAGAATTTTATTAAGCAGCTTGTTATATTCTGTCTGATTAGCCGCTATACCTGAGCCGTCAATGTACTCTTCAATTTCCTGACTGCTGCCATCAGCTGCTTTTCTTTGAATAGCCGTGACTAATTCCGGTTCATCTAATGCAACGTTTTTAATACGTTCATCTGCATTTTCAATAGTAGACTGAATGCTGTCAAAAGGAATTTCTTCACCAAAGTCAATAAGTCTGGCATTGAAGTTTTTATAGATAGCTTTATAAATATTAGTTAAGATAGAAGTCTCTTCTACAGAGTTTACTTTATAGGTTGTAGTAATTCTTGCATTAAGCTTTAAGTAGTTTTTAATACAAGTGATATCACCAGCTTCTGGATATTTAAAGCGGTGAGAAATTGTCTTCAGCCCAGATAATGCTTCTTCGATATCATCAGCATTTTCTTTGGTATAGTTAAAGGATTTATTATACTCATCCTGAGTATTCAGTCCGTAGACAGTTCTGAACGGATAGAGCACAAGGTCAAAGTTAGTAATTCTCGGAGTACTGCTAACTACAACAGCTTCTTCCACATATGCAATACCGTTTTTATCAAATGTACATAAAACTTTAGCACGGTTAATATCATCTCTGATATCAGTAACGATATCATTTGATACTAGTGGAATAGCACTTGTTTCATATGCCAGCTGGTAGATTTTATTCATATAGTCGCGGCAAGTAACTAATGTATCAAAAGTTCCGATTGTTTTCTTATAGTTGTTGTATGCCTGGTTTAGAGTTTCAACATCTGCGCCATTTTGTGCAGCGCTGTTATTGATGACTGTGAACATATCTGTAGTCAGCTCAATTTCGCCTACTGTAGGCAAGCCAGATGAAATAGTTGACAGTGTTCCGGCGGATATGTTACCGTTTGAGCCACTAGTTCTGATATACCAAATCTGCAGACCATCTCCGATTAGAGCATTGATATCTTCTGGAAATTGCAGATAAGGCGCACGGTACTTCGAATCAAATCCAAACTTGAACACGGTACTGCCAGCAGCAACTGTATTCAGATTGTCTACCTTTTCCCACTGAGTTCTTGAGGCACTGTCCGCGTAATTATAGACAAAAATATGATTTTCATCTATTGAGTTTTCAGGCAGGTAATATCTGTAATTATCATCAAGCAGAGCTAATGATATAACATTGTTGCCGTCTTCTGTATTTGTCTCGCACTGATGTATGCTTCCTTCAACTACAGGCACAGATACAGTAGTAATCTGCTCAACTGTTGCAGCAGCACTTTTCTGTACCATAAAACTGGCAGGTTCAAGAGTGGTATAAATAATATCACCGTCTGAGTTACTTACCTCTGAAAATTGAGGTAGTTCAAAACCACCCAGTTCTTTTTCACTGCCTGTGTAAGTAATAGTAACGTCTGTTGTAGCAGAACGATAATATTTAATACTATACCCAAGCATTTCACAAAGCTTTCGCATAGACTCTTCCTGTGTTGCACTAGGCATAAATGCTTCTAGAATGTTTTTATCTATGTTGTAGTTTACTTTATCAGCAATAGCAGTAAGAACTTTCAGCAAAACAATACCAGGATCTGACTCATTAGTGGATGTCGGGTCCCAGATGGTAGATATTTTATTCGCAGTATCAAGCAGCTCATTCCAAATCTGATAGAAATCTTTTTTGGTAGGAGATAATTGAGTAGCTAGTATTTCTTTTTCTGTAATCATTTAGTTACCTCGTTTTATTTTTGTTCTGCACTTTCATAAAGTGTTAGTCTATATGTATTTAACTGATAATCAATCTGTGAAATTCCGTGGAATGTGCAATAGAGCTTTCCTTTTTCAACGTCTTGTATAATTGAAATATCTTTTCGTTGAATTTTTACCTGTGGAATAAATAGCGCTATCTGAGTATAAATCATATCAATAATCATATCACGCAGAATATAATTATTTTGGTCATACAGATAGTGCTTTAGTAATAAACCAAAATACGGATCTCCAAACAATTCTCCTCGTTCTGTTTTTAATAGCAGAATAGTACTTTGAGTTGTTGCTTCGCTGTACTCAGAGGCCTTCCAGACATTCGTAGTATTTGGTCCAAACATTTTCGGAAATTTTATTGTTCTCATAATTATTCTCCAATTCCCTATAAACAATTTAGCAATTTGTTTTATTGTCAGCCGCCTTGTTGAAGCGGTTCAATCTCAGGAGTTAGCATATCTGTCTGTGCCTGTGCTAATATTTCATTAATATTAATTCCAGTTCTAGCAAGTGCCAACTCAATATCATTCAACCGGTTGATAATGTCATTGATAGACTTATAATTTTGTTCTACCTGAGCATCTCCCGGATTTGTCTCTATGCTCAGCTGTGTATTAGCCGGGATTGTCATACTTTTAGTAATGGTCATATTATCAAAAGTAGCAGAGACACTTCCATCGACTTCGGTGCTGATGGGATTAACTGCTTTACTGCCTGTAGTACCTTCAGGAATTTTGCCAAGCAGTATAGGTTCCGCATAGTTATTATCTGCGAAGCCTACGTAAACTTTTTCATCCTTTGAGTAGGATAAAATCATTCCCGGAAAAGTAAGTGCCGGAACATTTCCTAATTCTGGTGGAAATTCATCATCACTCGAACTAAATAATGGTATACTTAAATCATATAATATTATGCCACTGCTATTATCAAAGTGGCTTCGTGTCACCACGCCCTGTGTAATTAACATAACTTATATTACCTCTTTATTATATCAGGCCACTTGCAGTACCACTTGGTGTTAGCACGGAGTCACCAAGTGTATCTCCGTCGATTCTGGTCAGAGACAATGTTGTTCTGTAACCGCTTTCATTGATATCATCAACTTGTTTAGTTACAATATAAAGACCCGAACTGATATGTTTTCTTCCGCCGGGAAATAGCACATTCAGTCTTACATACTGCATAAGGTATGCAGGTCTCAGTAATCCTTGTATTGTTATTGTGGCACTGATCGGATATTGAGTTAACTTTTTCCACCAGGTCTTTTCAGCATTAGTTGTCTTCAGCAGTGTCTTATCTGTAGTTAACGGATAGGCTTCAACATCTTCCCACTGACCCAGTGTATTAAGTCTTCTGACGTAGCGTTTATTATTTAACTGCTCTTGGTAATTAAAATAAATAGAGTAGCTTTCCTGATTACTTATCTGGAAGCTTGTTACAATTGTAGACGAAGGCACGCCAATGTCTATTTCGTAAGCATCGCTTCTTGTGGTTACGGTATCAGTTCTTGTTACTTTGATATATGGTCCACTGATTTCTTTTCCATTGACCAGCGCACGCTCACCCATGGCTGCATCATTTGTAGTAGAGTCATCATGCAAAGTCAGAATATACATATCAGCATTGATTACATCGTTTGAAGATGAGCTGGGCACCATACAGCTTGCAAGATAACTTATATAGTCAAGTGCAGGCATAGTTATTTTTGACTCCAGCTTAACCGGTTTATCATCACCCGCAATCAGTACATCAATATTAGTATTGTCCATACCAGTCAGTAGAGTGGTAAGTCCATACTTAGGATCTCTGAGAATTCGCTTTATTTCTTCACTGGGTTTTACAGCTCCGCCTGGTGCTGGAAAATTAAAGTTAGTTGCTTTATTAAGTCCTACTGAAGAAACTGCACTGATAGTATAAGTAATGACTGAGTTCATTGTGCCGCTGTTACCAAATGAAAAGCTCTCAGTCACATTTGTAATAATAGCTTCTTCGTCCATATATGCGTAGGCAGGTTCCATAGCGTCGCCGTAACTGAATATTATTTTACGGGTATTACTTACGCTCCCAAGAACTTTCTCAAAGAAATTAGGATCATCCCCAAGAGCAACCGGGTAGTTCAGGGTTAATGTATAACTGTTTACCTGGCCATTTATTTTTTCTATATGCAGACTATTTACATAGCTTGGGTACTGTATACCGACACTTGTATAAAAGTCTTGGTCATCTTTTGTATTAGGGTCATCTCTGACATATACGCCAAATGTAAAATTACCGATTGTAACTTTTATCCAAGGTGCTTGTAGTCTGGCACGGCTGCTTAATAAGCTTCTCTTGTCTGCCGATTCTCCCTGCTGTGCTTTTAAAAGTCGCTGACTGGTTGTGGATGGAGATATTTTCTTGTTCCAGAATCCAGAAATTGACGCCATAGTTATCTTTCCTCTCCAAATTGCAATGTTGCATAAGACGGTATCTTAATTACTGTGAAACGTTTATGC